CGGGCTTTGTCTACAGCTCCACGGCGGGGACGGGATCCTCTCTCTACGAGACCAGCACCATCGCGCAGAGCACCGGGACCGGCCCGGCAAGCAATTGGAAAAAGCCCGACTGCCAGAGTCCGGGCACATCGTTTTGTACCTCCGACAACCCTGGAGGCTCGGGTGTTCCGGCCTCGGCGAATAATCCGCAAGGGAGTCCCACCGGACTGGTTGGGTGTCCCGCCGGCCATCCGGGCGCGGCCGCGAACTGCATGACCTTCTCGCAGACGCCGGCGACGACGTCGCAGACCAATGTGCTGTGGCCGCGCTCGGGCGGATTTTCCAGCAGCGCCGCCGTGCCCACCTATGTGTTGGCCGATTTCTGGGTACTTTACCCTACCAGCAACGGAGCGAATTTTACCTGCGAGAACGACTCGCAGATTTTTGATCCCAGCGAGAATATCAACTGGCAGTGGGGCAACCAGGTTACGGGTTGCGTGACCAACTCGCCCGTTTGGGATGTGGGAGGAACCTCCAACACGTCCTGGATCGCCGCGGGGATAACGCCTCTGCTCAACGGCAACACCTGGCATCACATCCGAAAGCTCGACTGGAGAAACCCGGCGGAGGGCAAAATTTGCAGCTCGGGAGGAACCTCGTACTACTGCGAGCACTACGGGCATTGGATCATTGACGGCGTTTCCTTCAACATGCAGGCCTCCGGCATGTGCGCGGGGCGGCCTTCCGGAAGTGGGCAGACAGCCTCGCCGCCGACCACCGGATGCACCATCACCACGGACACGCTCGAGGCCGGCTTTGGGGCCAACGCAACCGACCAACACCAAGAGGATACCCACGGGGCCACGTCCCAGGTAAGCGGCACTTTCGACGCCGGAACCTTCACCGCGTTCTACGACCCTTCCGCCGTGGCAACCGCGGCATACACGATCAGTAACCTTACGGCCAGCGTGCCCCTCACGGTGACGACAGCTACTCCCACGCTGGTGAGCGCCTACCTCACTACGCCCGGCAGCGTAAACACCATGACGGTCGGCGGAACGCTGCAATTCTCGGCCTTCTGCCACTACTCGAGCGGCCCCGATCTGAATTGCACGGTGGCCGACATTTACGGGGACGCGGTGACCGTGTGGTCGAGCTCGAACACAGCCTTGGCGACCGTCGGCGCGGTGGGCTCGGCAAACCCCGGCCTGGTGAGAGCGGTGGCGGGCGGAGCGCCCACCATCCAGGCGACCATCGGCAGTACCGTCACGCCGGCCTTTGGGCTGACCCTCTCGGGTCCCGCTGTAACTCTCACGGGGTTGCATCTCGCCACCACCGGCGGAGTTACAGGCCTGTTTGTGGGCAGCACAAACCAGCTCGTCGCCACCTGCATTTATTCCGACAGCTCGACGACCAATTGCACCTCGACAGATAGTCATGGCAACGTGGCTTCTTCCTATGCCAGCTCAGTGACCGGCTACGCGACGGTGAACGCGACCACCGGACTGGTTACGGGCGTTGCCGCCGGCACCACCAACCTGACGGCCCACGCCGGCAGCTTTACCAGCCCTAACCTCGGCCTCACGGTCGTGGGCGTGCCTTCTGGGGTCTACTCGATCACGATTATCGGTCCAGTGCAATTCTCGGGGACGGTGACGTTCTAATGGCGACTGCAAAAGACAAGCTGGCGACAACGCGGACGATCGATGCTCAAATCCTTGAGCAATTGGCGGAGGTGAAGGGCAAGGTGGACGAGAGCCTGGAACAGGGTCGCGAAAACGGCAACGAACTGAAGATGCTTCGCCGGGAGCTCGGGCTGGATGGGCAACATGGACGCTTACCCATCGTGGAGGCGACGCTGATCCGCCATGAGGTGCGCATGGACAAGAGCGAGGCGCGCATCGACAAGCTGGAAATCGGCAATAGCGAGGCCAATGGCAAGGCAAAGCTTGTCGCGACCTCACTGGCGCTACTGGGGGGCGGAGCAGGCGGCGCAATGATTGCCGTTCTGGCCCATCTGCTTGGAGTGCATTAGATGGCAAACGTGAATGCGGCAATCGATTACGTGCTGAGCTGGGAAGACGCGACGCTCTCGGGCGTAATTACGACGGCACCGGACGGCAAGCGGACCAGGTTCGGAATCGACGAGCACTGGCATCCGGAGCTGACCAACTGCCTCTATTTCAGCTCGATGGGCCAAGCGGCGGCGCTGCAGATTGCCAGGGGGATTTACGATATCAGCTATTGCCAGCCGCTATGTATCGTCGAGATCGCAAATCAGGAAATCGCCAACAAGCTGCTGTCACTGGGGGTGAATGTCGGAGTGGTGAACGCAGCGAAGATGTTGCAGGACGCAGTGACCGTAGTGGGTGATGGCCGGATCGGGCCGCTGACCCTGCACGCGCTTGATCTGGCGGATCCGCAGAAAGTGCTGGAGGATCTACGGGGAGAAGCGGAGAACTATTACGACGCATTGACGGCAAAGAATCCAAACCTGGCCGTGTATCGGGCGGGCTGGCTACGGAGAGCAGCGGCGTGAGCGCCAGCAACGACTGGTCTGCGTCACGCAGATTAGCGGTTAAGCTACATAGGTCCCACCCACATCTCCCGGGAAAGAACGCGGGTAGATATGAAGCACCCGGCTCTACTTTTCCATGTCAGGATTTCTGGAGCATCGGTGTACACATGCGCAGAGTAAGACGTTGCCGTTTGTGGGCGCTTCTTCTTTTGGCCCTCTCGACGTTGCCATTCTGCGACCGCGTCCAGGCGCAGAATGTTGAAGGTCAAATCGTCGCCGCGCAGTTTGGCGAATTCCAGGTACCTGCGATGGGTGATGGTTTCAAGTTTCCGCCGGCGACCTGTCACGTGAGCGGAGGCGGCCGGAACTTTAATGCATTCGCTATGGGAGCCCCCATCAAGATCGTCGATAGTGATCCGAGCCTGACCGAGATCGCAACTCCAGTCGCAGTGTTTATCGACTCTTGCGCTGTCAGTCTGCCGACGATATATAGCCATGAGTCGTTCTATCTTACTTCGGGAACCGGCGGTCTGCAGGAGGCACTTACCAACGGGATCGACCGCGGCGGCGGGCCGAATACCATCATCCTGAATGCGGAATGGTACACGCTGGTTGCCCCATCGAGCCCGTCCGCGGTTATCGCTTCGGTACACGGCAATACCAATCTTGGCCTGGTGGACGTCACCACCACGCCGTACACCTCTTATGCCTGGAATGGCTCGCAGTACGTGCAAAACGCTACCGGTGGAGGCGCCAGCACTCCAGCCACATCGAACGTATTGAAAGGTGCAGGAGTAGCGAACTCAGTCGCAGCAGCGACTCCGGGAACCGACTATGTGATCCCCAGCGGGAACGTTGCCACAGCCACAGCGCTTGCCGGAGCCTCGGCAATCCCCAACGGCAGCACAGCGACCACGCAGGGTTCAGGAGACAACACAGCAAAGATCGCCACCGATCTCTTTGTGCTCAATAATGCCCTTACCGCCTCGTCGATCCCTGCAACCAGCGATCTGCTTAAGGGCAGTGGAACAGCCGGCAGTGCATCCGTCGCTACGCCAAATACGGACTATCTCACGCCAAGCTACTGGGGCGGGCTCACGGGTTGCGGTACAGCAGGCTATGCGTTTTCTCCGCAAGCGGGTGGGTGCATCGCATCCGGAGGCGCCAGCACTCCAGCCACCAACTTGGTGCTCAAGGGCAGTGGCAGCGCAAATGGGGTGGTGGCGGCGACGGCGGGCACGGATTACCTCGATCCAGCACTAACAACACTCCAAACGCTCAGCGGCCCTCTGGCAGTAAAGGCGATCAACGGCATATCCCACTCCGAGCTTTACACCGGAGCAACGGTCGATGTCCGCGTCAACGCTTGCCTTAGCGATGCCCTGAACGGCACCAATGGAAATACGTCACTACTTTGTGACAGCAGTGGAGAGTCAGGAAATCAAACAATTGCCGCCACTATTGTGATTGGCGACAACAACAACGATAAGGTCGGCTTGATCCTTCCGTGTGGTGTGTACTGGACCGGATCGATGACTAACACCACTCCAGTTGTCGAGCAGTACGCAGGAACGACAGTTACGAGTAACTGCGCCTCGAATGGCCCCCAAATGCAGTTCACAACGAATAGCTCATCGAATCCGAGCGTCATATACGAGATCGTGAGCGGCACCAGTCTGAACTACCCTTACGTTTACGACCACGGCTTTCAAATCACAAACGATGGTGGCGGCGGTCATGCGACTTCTACGGGAGTCGGCTTCCTGCTGACTGGGCAGATTGCAGACGCCTCGGTTCTCGATGCAGTGAATGTTTTCGATAATCTCGATGCTTATCCAGCAGAGATCTACGGAGCCTGTTGCCAAACGACGTGGACCCATAGCTCAATTAATGCTGGCTTTTATGGCACGCCGCTCTTAATTCAGACCGACAGCGGCAACTTTACGCGAGACTTCACTTTTAGCAACGGAACCATCGTTCATCCGGGGGCCGGGAACTCTGCAGTTTTCTGCAACGACACGCGAAACTCGACCGTCTCAAGCTTCGCCTTAGACCACGTCTACACGGAAACAGGGGAGAGCAGTAATCCAGCAGCAATCTATTTGATCAACGGATGCACCAGGGCGAGCATTTCTCACATTACCCTTCCCCAGTACGGACATGCCGGATTTCCTGCTGTCTCGATCACCAGTGCTTACAACACCATGGCAGTCGTGGACGATATCTGGTTTACCTACGGGTCCGGACCATGGACATATCCCAACCCGGCCGTCGTAAATGCTTACACCGGCCAATCAGTCAATTCTGACAGCAATGGCTACTTTGCCCACTACAACCCACCAACTGCTACGACGACTCTAGGAGATTCAACCACTTTAGGTGACCTTGCATATGCTGGAGCTTCAGGCGTGGCAGCTCGCTTGCCAGGCAATGCCGCGGCTACCGACGAAGTGTTGGTGTCGCATGGGAGCGGAGCAATCTCGACTCCAACGACAAAGACCTGCGCCCATTTCACAACAAGCGGAACTACTTCCACTTGCACCTGGAGCACCGCCCCAGCCATCGGAGAGTTTGTTGCCATTGGTGTCTATAACTACACCGGTGGCGCGACTCTCTCGGTAACTGATTCAGCGAGCAATGTCTATACAGCAGTCGCAGCTTCTTATAACCCCCCGGATATCGTAGGTCAGACCCAGCTCTTTTACTTCGGCCCTCTTGCATCGTCCATAACCACGACAACGGTTACCAGTTCGAGTAGCAGTAGTGGATTGGTGATACTAGGGGATACGGCCACAGGCATTGCCTCGTCTTACCCTGTTGACGGAGCCCCTTGCTATGCTGATACCATCGCTGTAACTTCAAGCCCATGTTCCACCGCGATCACCACAACCTCTGCCAATGATTACCTATTTTGTGCCGCCCAAAACGAGACGGGAGCAGACGACTTTACGGCAGGCGCAGGATTTACGGCAGGCGCAGCAGCAGGAGGCGCTAATTCTCTCGCGCAGTACAAAGTTCAATCTGCAGTGGGGGCCATAACTCCTGCTATTACAAGTAGCTCTGCCAGTCCTATGACAATGACTTGTGCGGCTTTCAAGCCGGCGTTATCAACGAATGCGCCCACGCTCAGCAACTCGCCTGCGCTGAACACGGCCAACATGTTTGCCGGGGGAACGACCTTTACGGCCAGCGGATGCAACAACAGCACCCTGGTGGGTGGAGCGACGGCAGGTTCCTACGATTCGGGCACCTCGGGCACATGCACGGTAGTGCTTACGACCGGAGTCACTGCTCCTCATGGCTATGCCTGCACGGCCAACGATTTGACTACAACTGCGGATACGATTAAGCAAACCGCTAGCAGCCAGACTACAGCAACGCTTTCTGGAACCACGGCCTCTGGCGATGTCATCAGCTTCGCTTGTACGCCGTACTAAAAGAGAAGAGGAGGGTACCATGAACAATCTCAAGGTATGGATTCACGGCTTGGCAGCGGCTGCTATTTCGGCCTTTGCCTCGGCGGCTAGCGGCGCAATCGCGCTGCCTAGCGTATTTACGTTCGACAGGGCGGGGTTTGTCAATATGGTCAAGCTGGCTACTGTGCCGGCATTGCTGGCAGTATTTGCTTATCTGAAAAGTAGCCCGGTGCCGACGTTGACCACCACCATGGTTAAAGGTCAATAACGGTGGTGCTTCCGTACGAAAGCTCCGAAAACTAATCTAAATCTTCCCGCATAGTCTGGGGAAGGTATGGAATTCCCATATCTTGCACAAAAGACGTGCGCGGTATGGGGCACCCGTACAGTGCTTTCTCCAACCTCTGACTTTTGCAAACCGTGTAACACAACACACATAAGGAGAGTTCCCATGGCATTTACCTGGCAGTCGGCCGGGCACGCATTCGCGTCCCTACTTAAAGATGTAGTCACTGTTTCGAAGAAGGTGGTCACGGTCCTCGGCGGTCTACAGAACGAAGAACAGGTTATTGAGTCGCTGACTTCGCTGGTGAGTCCACAGGCTGCGGCGGTGGAGCAGATTGCTTTCGGTGCGCTGGGCGAGCTGGTCGCGGCCGTGCAAGCTACCGAGACGGCGGCGGGCGCCAACGGCGTCAACGTCGCCTTCGATGCTTCCGTAGTGGCCGAAGTGAAGAAGCTGATTACCGAGTTCCCCGAGGTTGTCGCCCAGGTCGAGGCGGCGTTCGGCAAAGCCAAGTAAGTGGTTCCAAATCCTTAACGGGGTAACCCAATGGCCCTCTGGCTCTCGTGCCTGATCCACGGCGTGATGCTGCTGCTTATCTCGGGATGCTCAGCGCATCGGCCCGTCGCCGTGCGCGTCCTCCCCGATGCTGAGATCTCAGACGCCAGAGATTTCGTGGTGGCGGTGGCAGACAAGCTGCCAATGTGGGACGCCGACGCTATCTCGAGGTACGAACAGGTGGAGATTGCCACGGTTAAGGCCGATATCGCGATGGCGCAACAGGACGACAAAAAAAGCTCATTCCTCGAGGATGTGACCAAGCTACATGACGACTGGGATGCGCTGGTCGCACTCGACGAGATGCTAAAGAAGGAGTCCCTCATATGAGCAGCAAACACTGGATCGAAAGAGCGATCAAGAAGCCCGGAACCTTCAAGGCGCTGGCCCAACGCGCCGGCGAGAGTACGGCAGAATTCGCCAGCGAGCGCGAGGACGCTGGGGGCAAGACAGGCAAGCGCGCGAGGCTGGCCGAAACACTGATGAAGATGCGGAAAGAGAAAGGCTAACCATGGCCCACACACGATTGATTACGCTGAACGGCAGTGCCGGCGCGTTTGTCGCCGTCTCTGCAACCCAAGTGACCCGGCGGGTCGAGATCATCGAAGACGGCAGCGCGAATGGCGGAACTGGCCAGGGCATCGCGTACCAGTTCAACGATGGCTCAGCCACACCATTCACCACTACATACACGATCGAGCCACAGTCCGAGCCGATTTTGCTCGGCACACCAGTCCCTCAAGGCGGAGGATATGGGATAGTGATCGGTACGCCGCCGGATAATTCGGGAGGGTATACCATCGCTGCGACACTGCTTATCAACCTAAGGTCGGCAAGCACGAACACAACGATCGTCCGGGTGACGGAATTCGACTAAGGCAATCACTCACTTTATGAAGAAAGCACTGTTGGTGGTTCTCGCCCTCGTTCCCTGTTTCCCCCACGTCCAGGCGCAGAACATTGAAGGCCAGATAATCGCCGCGCAGTACGGCGAATTCGAGGTACCTGGCACGGCGATCGGAGGGTTTGTCTTCCTGCCTGCGACTTGCCGGGTTACCGGCGGTGGGAAGAGCTTCTCCGCCTTCGCGACCGGGGTGCCGATCAAGATTGTTGACGGCAACCCGAGCCTCACCGAAATTGCCACGCCGAGTTCGGTGTACATCAACGTCTGCTCGGTCAACATGGCGACGGCGAATGTCCACGAGCCGCCTTACTACCTCACCTCCGGGACAGGGGGGCTGCAAGAGGCGATTACCGCCAACCAGACGAGTACCGGCATCAACTCGATCATCCTCAACTCGGAGTGGTACCGGGAAGTGCTGCCAGGCAATGCGGCCAATGTCATTGCGTCCGTGCATGGCATCGCATCGCTGGGACTGGTGGATGTGACCACCACACCATACACCTATTACACCTGGACCGGGTCACAGTATACGGTGAACAATCCGACGGCCGGCAGCCTTAGTTACAACCAGGGAGGAACCGGCGCGGTGACGCGCAGCAGCACCGCGAAGTGGCAAGACTCTCTATCAATCAAAGACTTTGGTGCGCTGGGCAACGGCTCGTCCATGGCGGCCGACACGGCGGGTTTGCAGAATGCCGTCGCGGCGGCCAACATCCAAGGCAAAGCGGTCTACATCCCGGCCGGCAATTACCTGCTCGACAACAGCGACGGCCCGGTTATCTCCGGGGGCAACAACGTAGTCATTTGGGGCGATGGGCCATCGTCTTCCCTTGCCTGCCAGACCACCGGAGGTCCGGACTGCATCGCGTCAACGGGCGCGACCGGCTTTGGCCTGCAGAATCTTTCTATTGCCTTTGGACCGACAGCCACAGAACGATCCAGCGGCTACGCAGTGGACATCGAGACGTGCAACACCTGTACCCTCGACGGGGTGACGCTGAACAACGGCGACCTGAGCGGCCTCAGGTTGGCGAGCTCGGTGCGTACCTCGATCCACAACCTGCAAGTGTCGAACTTCTTCGCCAACGGCACCTTCCTGATTAACGACCAGGATCTGCGCGTGGACGGCCTGGCCTGCGCAAACAACGAGGATGCGTGCCTGGAAACCTCATGGTACGACTCGGAGTATACGGCGCACGCGGTTCCCTGCCAGGACATCACGGCGACCAACATCACCAGTGCTAATGATCTTGAGGCGGTACTCGTCAACTCCTGCAATAACGTCACCGTGACGGGTTTCTCTGCGGTGGGCAGCGCCAAGGAAGCAGTCTTTGTCGGTCAGGATCCCACCACGACCACCGCACAATGGCCAGACCGGGTGAGCATCTCGAACGGATCCATCTACGGGTCTGGTTACGGCAGCAACCCGCTCAACTCCGCCGCCGCACAGGCACTCTACATCAACGTAGGCACCAGCCCGGGCGGCTTCATCTCGCACCTCGCCTTTTCTAACATCGTGGCCACGCACATCAGCTCGTGGGGCCTGCAGATGGCGGAGCTGCAAAACGACGATGTGCAGGCAAGCAACCTGACCTTTAATGACATTGGTAATGGAAACTCGGCTGGTTGCGTGCAGACAGAAGGCAACCAAGTCAACCTCGACAATATCGCCTGCTCGAACATCGGCACCTACGCCTTTTATGACACCAATACCAACCGGCTCACGGGCACGGGCTGGACGGCGAGTGGCTCCAACCAGGTGGGCGCCGGGACCGAGGCAGTCTTTCTTTCACCCACCGCGGTCGGATTTGTAAACGTCGCCGGCATTTCGCTGAACGACACCAACGGCAGCGTTTTTTCCAGCGCGGTCTACGATGACACGACCACGGGCGATCACATCCTGGTCAACATCAAGAGTTCGGGCATCGTAGCCCCCACTGGGCCGACCAGCGCGAACCAAGGCACGACGTACACCTACGCCGATCCAACCCACTCCTGGATCTTTCGGAATGGGGGGATGATTATGTCCTTCCTGCCGCCCGACGTGTACCTGCTGCCTACCGCCGGCGCGACCGCGGGGTCTTATGTCAACGGATCCACCTTCTGGTGGCAGAGCAAGTGCTGGACAAGTTCGCAGCAAACCGAGAGCGTTGCGTGGCTCGATCTCTATCCCACATTGAGCACCGAGTCTTTTGCCTTTGCGCACACCGGAGGCTGCGGGTTTCCTATCACGCTCGATGTGACTGCAGCCGCTTCGATGCTGGGCAACATCTTTACTGGCACCATCATCAGCGGCCAGCACTTCAGTGGCCTAGCCAGCTCGGCACCGACGGCAGCGGCCGGGGCCGGCGCCGGTACCGGTCCTACAATTTCGCTCAACGCGAACTCTAATGACCTGTCTGGCTATCTCAGCGTCACCACCGGATCTTCGCCGACGGCAATCGCAATCGTAGCAACGCTCACCTTTGGCACCGCGTACGCAACGCTGCCCAAGTGCTTGCTCGCGGCTGCAAACGCAGCCGCCTCCGCGCTTAGCGGCGCTGCCAACGTTTACATTCCGCTGACTTCATCTGAGTCGGCCTTCACTGTCAACTCAAACACCACTGCTCTTGCCGCATCGACGCTTTACACCTGGGGGTACACATGCACGCAGTAAGGCACTGCTGTCAATACGCGGTTTTGCTCTCTGCGGTGGCCGGCATCGCCGTGGCGCAGCAGACAGGGAGCAATGGTGCGCCCGGAACCTCCTCGGTCCATGTTGGGGTTCGTGCTGCCGCCATCCCAACCATTGCGGCCGGCGTGGGAGCCGGCACCGCACCAGGCGCGGTAACCATTGTCGCCGGTTCAACCGATCTGTCTGGGACCATCACCATCGGCACCGGGACGTCACCGACGGCCTTCGGAGTCGTCGCGACCATCACGTTCAATGTGCCTTACACCGGCACCGTCCCGCATTGCATTCTTTATCCGGTCACCACCAACGCTGCACAGTTAGGGGCTGGGCCGGTCTTTCTGCCGCTGAGCGCCATCACGCTCACCGGGTTCAACATCAATTCCACCACGCCCGCTTTGGCCGCATCGACAACTTACTCATGGGAATACATCTGCACGCAGTAGTTGCGGAAAAAAGTGTCAAGATAGCGCCGCGTATCCCACCCTTCGCAAGAAGCGCGAAGGATGGGGCACCTCTTGGTCTGCGGAGGGGATAGGGTGAACCGACGATGAGGCTGCCTTGGATATCCCGCTCTTCGCACCAGGAGATGATGGTCCTGGTGACCACGCAAGTGGACGAGTTGACCCATGAGCGGAGGCTCCTGCTCGATCGCCTGGCAACGCTTGGGCTGGGTGGACCTCTCTTCAGCTCGCCTTCCTGGCCCGATTCCTCGGAGAAGACGGCGGAAGAGGCAGAGCCAATTGATTCGGAAGCGGACGAGATGGAGAAGTTGATGAACCTTCGCCGCCGTCCGTCGAAACTGGCCGATGCGCTCACGCGGAAGGCTTATCGGGACTACAACCGGGCGCAGGCTGGGCCCAGCGTCAAGTGGATACCGAAGGCCGAAGTCCAGGCTTCCAAGCTTGACACCATGACCGCGGCGCTCGACGAAGCGGAAGCGTTAGGAAAGAAACAGGCGTAAATGGCCACTTACCCCGGTGTTGCAATGAGCCAGAGTTCGCAGACGCAAGTACCCCAAACCCAGCGAGGGATGGAGCATACGCCGTCAGACCCCATGCAGGGCACGGCTGATGAGCCGCAGAATAGCGCGCAGCTCAGCGAAGAAGACCAACAGCGGTTGATCGCATTGGTGCGTAGTTATAAAGACCAGTGGTCGCAGGACCGCATGGTGCTGATGCAACGGTGCCTGGAAAACCTGGAGTTCTTCAAGGGCAACCAATTCATCTCCTTCGGTCCGGGTGAGTCGGAGTTTTTCAATGCGGTCGACTGGATGAACCAGGGCGAACACTCACAGGACTCAGACGATAAGGACCTGTATCAGTATTGCAACAACTTTTACCAGATGCTGGCGACCGGTTTTGTGGCGGCGCTGGCTCCGCAGGTGCCAAAATCCAAATGGATGCCGGAGGATGCTGAGCAGCTCTCAGATGTGACGACTGCCAAGGCGGCACAGACGCTGATCGACATCATCGAGCAGCAGAACCGGGAACAGTCGCTGCTCAAGCAACAGTTACTGTATCTCTACACGACCGGAGCGGTCTTTCGTCATACCCGCTACGTGGTGGACGCGGAGCGTGCAGGCACTTCGCGAGAGCCGGTCTTCAAAGAGACGGAGACACAGTTAGCGCCCGATCGCTACCACTGCTTCCATTGCGGCGCGACTTCGCCGGCAGATGCGATGCCTGTGGGTGGGCACCAATGCCAGCAATGCCTGCGGCCGCTGGGAGACGACTCGTTCTTTCCGGCTGAGTATGGGCCAGTGATTCAGAAAGTGGGCGAGGAGGAAGTACCCAACGGCATGGTGGCGCAAAACCTCTACAGCCCGCTCGAGGTGGACTGCGACCCGGGGGCGAACAACCTGCGGCAGACGCCGATTCTCAACCTCGAGGTCGAGGTTCACGTGGGAGCACTACGGGCGGCGTATCCCGATATGTACGACCAAATCGCGGCGAGCGCGACCAGTGAGCTCTCGGCCAACGGAAGCATCGACCGCATTGCCAGGCAGCAGGTGTATTCGCAGGCGGGGGCGTCCTCGAGCATCTTGCAGGATCAGCGGCCAACACTGTCGCGAACCTGGATTCAGCCCTGGGCCTTCGATCTGGAGGATGACCGGGAGTTCGGCGAGCGGATGCGGGCGACGTATCCCAATGGCCTGCTGTTAGTGAATACCGGCGCCACTTTTCTTTCGGCACGCGAAGCATCGCTGACCAAGGAGTGGACGTGGGCGGGCACACACGAGGGATTCGGCCTGTTTCCACCCTCGATCGGCGATATTGTTGTGCCCTTTCAAAAGCGCTACAACGATATGGCCAACATCCTGCATGAGTTCATGGACCGCTGCTCCTCGGGAGTGACGCTGGCCAATGCGGATCTGATCGACACCAAGTCGCTGCAGGGCAAGCCGATGCTGCCCGGGGTCCTGAACCTGGTGAAGCTGAAGCGGACGGGGGCTCCTGGTGCGGTGCGCATGGCCGATGCGCTCTACCAGTTCCAGTTCCAGATGCATGAAGAGGCTTTCAGCTACCTGGATAAGCTGGCCTACAACGCACAGATGTTCGCCGGCATTCCTCCGCAAGTGTATGGCGGCGCGGGCGACCCATCGGTCGAGACCTTCGGCGGGCAGCAACAGCAATTGAATTCTGCGCTGGGCAAGCTGAACATCTATTGGGAAAACCTGAAGGAGGAGCACGCGAAGGCCGATGAGCTGGCGGTGAATTGCGCCAAAGACAATCTCACCGCCGATATGCGGCAGGTCATTCTGGAGCGGGGCTCAGAGTTCCGCAATGATTACATCCGGCTCGACGACCTGCAAGGCAGCGTACATGCGTATGCGGATACCGACCAGGGGCTTCCAGTCACCGCGGCGGAACTCCGCCAGCGATGGATGGATTTGATGCAGGCCGCGGCAAGCAATCCTCTGGCACAGGCGATCTTCGATGATCCAACGAACCAGGAGCAGGCGGCCACGGCGCTGGGGGTTCCGAATATGGTGGTTCCGGGC